CACAGACTCAGCACCCTTGTCCGCCATAGTGTAGGTAACACCCACACTAGTTAAAACACGAGCCACATTTGTATGATTGAACCAGTCACGAGTCGAAGACATTGCATTGTCATCGCCATACGTCACCAAGCGCACATCTGTCTTGAAGTCTTTCAAGATTGTCTGAAACTCCCTCTTATCTCCCTGCTCTCCAGCAAGAATGAGGTAAGCTAATCGCATGTAAAATGAATTCACAATGCAATTGACAATCACTGTCAACGGATGACCTGATGGATTCGAGCCAAAAAACTCGACCAAGTCACCGTTGAAATTGACAAATGAAAACGCGGTGTCGTACGCGATGCCCCAAAGAACATCAACATACTCCTGACTGACTCCAGCCTTCTTGTAGATTTCGATAATCACCCAATAGGCGGCCAAGATCAACTTAGCCTCCATATTCTTGTCAAACAATTTGTAATCGCCTGCAATCATCTTGTCCACAAGAGTGCCGTCTCGTGTAAGGTAGTTATACCACTGCTGCCACTCAACTGATTGAGCAACGGTCCCTGGTGCACCCTCAAATAAAAATTTGTTCTTCTGGAACAATCGAACGAACGATAAAAGATATCGTCTCACAACGATGCTCCAGTCCATAGGGGCTCCATTCATCACTCTCGTTTTACCGATAGCAATTTTGGAAAAAGGGATCGCTTGATCTTTCAAATGAGCAACAAAAAGAGGACACGCTCTGGTCCTGTTAACGTAATGATGTTCGATCGAACGGACACGCTCCATGACTTCCGCCGTGGGCATGACACCATCTGACCAAATGTCTTCACCGTCAATAGGTTCCAAAAGATGTTTCTTCTGTTTGTTGAATGGATATCCAGCACTCGTGTTTCTGTTCAATTTGTCCAGATAACGAACGCCAGGCACACCATTCACAGCAGCTTCAAACGATAGAGGATTTACCAGCTCCTCAAGCTGAGTCAAATCCAGACCAACCAACACATCATTCAAGTACGCTCTCTTCACTTCCTCGAGCATATCTGAACGAATATTGGCTTTCTGGTTCACTGTATCAATCGCCGAAAGACGCCAAGGCTCATACCCTGACATTTTTGGTGCACCACACTTCACTTGCCATCCTCTCTCCACGAGAGCAGGCTGAAGTACAGTGCCACACACTTGACTTTTGTGTGTGGATTTGAAAGCATCAATTGAGCCATACACATTCGCTGTTCCGGTTGGGAACCAGTTGAAAACACTCTTCTTGTGTAATGGCAAAATTTTCTCTTTCACAGTGATGTCCGGCAAGTCACCTTGGATGATGACCTTACCAAACTTCGCATCCGCAGCAGCAATCAAAGGTTTGATATCCACAACTACGGAACCAGATAAATCTGAGTCCCGCAGCATAAATTTGTGAATACCAACAATCGCTGGTCCAGCAGGTGTATCCAACACCATCACTGAACCACAATCACCCTTGACTGTTGCTCGTGTTTGTGGCTTTCCATACCACACATCATTGATATGTCTACTTCCATCTTCGTTTTGCATCGCAAAGCATCTGTCCCTCCGGACATTCGCCATCTGCAATGTTTCAACGCTTCCGTCCTCACGACGGGAAACTAATGCTCCTCGATGAACTCCATCAAGGGTAGTGGAAGCGAACAAATCAACAATGTTCTTCATATTCGAACAATTCTCCAACTGGAAAATCAGCAAATCTTGCTCAGGAAACCTCACCAAATCACACTCGTGTAAAACACAGTGCACATTCGGTGTGACTCCTTCCTGAACTCGATCTCTAATAACTTCCAAATCAAGAATCTGTCCGCCTATAGGAAAGTTGTGGTTGTTGGTCAAATAGTATTGCCCACCTACTGAGGTGGCTTTGCCCGTGACAATCGTCTCACGGCCACTGGGATACACAAGATGCATCCTCAATGAAACACTATTCTTTCCAACGCGGTGGCAAACCTCATCAAATGGCATGTTCTTCCATGATTTCGTGTGTCTGGTCACATCTGCTGCTACACAGGTGTAATCAGTCGCAGTCCAAACATTCTCATCTTCATGCAAATTCGCTGGGGTCTTGCCAACCAGTGTGGGATTACGAGGTCCCACAACCTCACCAAGGATCTGTTCTTCAACGGCGCTTGCTTTTTTCGAGCAACGCTTCATCACTAGATATGTGCCTAACACAGTCAGGGCACACATCAAAGCTTTGAAACGCCAATCTCCAAGAAGCGAAGCGAAACATTTCTTAACAAATCCTATGGCTTTCTCCTTTGCTACTGAGCAAAGTGCGAGCTTCGCCAATCTAAGAATCTCATCCGAAAGGTAGTAAAAACCGCCCAACATAGCTGCTGTTGTTCCAGCAACTACGTGGGAGGTCTTCACACCTACTTCAGAGGTTCTCAAATCGACGCAGAGTTTGCGATAACTCTCATGGCTCCTCTCAACCCAAGCTCTTGGACCATCCAATGGTCCCAAGACTTGAGCGAGTGCAATTTCACCAACTTGATCTTCAACTTTCACATCACATGTGCAAAATTGAATCTCATCGTTGCAGCCTGAACAAAACTTGTCATCAACAGCTGGAGCTTGCTCACATTCACACGCATATTTCGGCGCATAACATGTAAGACAAGCCTCAGTGTTTTTGATTCGTTCGCCCATCTGCACCATCTTAATCTGATTGTTCTTGTGAATAATCGAAGTCTTTCCATACCAAGCCAAAAACTTAGCTATCGAAACAAACTCTTCAATCATCACAACACTTGACTTTTCCTTCAACAAATTACTTGGATCTGGAACAGCACGCACCTCATGTACGCGCAACTTCCAAATATCCAAATACTTGCCAGCTTCTAAATCAGGAATAAGTTTGGGATCAACCATGGAGCTCTCACTCCCATCGGTCGATTTCCACAAAAACTCATCCTTGATCGAAACTTCAATCACGTATGGAAAACGTCGTCGAACTGCCGCAGGATTGGAAAACCAAACCTGAGCATTCAGATCAAATGTGTTGGTGGTGGCAACGAGATGGCCAATTCGAATCGGCTTCTTTCCCTTATCTTCAAGGGAAGCCATATTCGGACTAACCGGAACGTTGTTGTTCAGCTGAAGCAATTCACGCAAAGACTCATCAGTGACACCTTTATTTGGGTTGACACACGCAACATCGTCAAGAATGACGGTGTGCATGTAAGATTCAAACCCAGAATAGAAGGTGTCATAATGATTCCGATGGTACAAAAACTTGTCATCACATGACTCTCTGTTCACCTTAGACCAGTGATTACAGAGAATCATTTTCAAAGAAGTCTTCGCAACACCAGAAGTACCGTACAGCAACGTTGAAAACGGTGCCAAACGGGTCTTCTGCGCAAATTCTTTCTGCAACTGTTGAAGTTGTAAAAGCTTGAGTCTCGCACTCAAGCCTCTCACAGCCTTCAACGCTTCCTTGTCTGTTCCAACTGTCTTGGACACAACGTCGCTCTCATTAATCAACTCATTCAAGTCGAACAAAAATTGAGAGACATCAAGTCCAGTGGCAATTGGATTGACAAGTTCTTCCGATCTCGCAAGAAGAGCATGCGATCGATTAATCCACTTGGTCACCTCACCCTCATCAAACAAAGGGTCAAGGGAACCAGACTGAACTGCACGATACACGCGCGAAACAACATCCTTCAAGGTGTCTGCCAGACGGGCTAGAAAACCGTCTGCGCCAAACAAGGCCGCGGAGTGAATCACAGAGTCAACCAAAGCTCGGTGCTTGCCAAATGGGTTTAATCCCAACATAGCAAGCATAGAGTAGGCTGAAACTGATGTGATCAACTTCACGATCTTTGTGACCATGGGACTAGTATGAATCTTCTCAGCTGAACTGAAAAGCAATTTCACACTGTCCACAAAGGATGATTTCGCAACATTCTCTTCTGCTGCCTGCAACTGAACGGAGGAATTTCCCTCTCCGTCGTCATCACTAAAAATGCCAACAATCAAATCCTTCAAGTGACGGAACAAGCCCAGTAAACTGGACTTTCCCGTGACCTGAGAATAGACTGCTGCCACACAAGTGACAAGCTCTGCCAAATTGGAAATTTTGGGTAACCAAGTCAACAGTGTTGCAACGCCTTCAATAACTCGAAGGAAAATTTCTGACTTCTCTCCATCAACGGACTCAAATAAGTCCATCATTGGAGCAAAAGCCAAAACTTCCTCGAGAAATTGGAGCTCTGCCAAAGGCAGAGCCTCCTGTGCATTTGCACAGGGATAGGTCTCGTGTTGTAGATTCTGTAGCCGCTTAAAAGTGGCATCAATCTGAGCAACACGACCTCTTCTTCTTCTCCTCTGTCGATCAATCTGTCGACAGGCATCGCGCTCACACTCTGGAATGGCAGTGTACGCGCGGGGGGATTGGGGCACTTGGAACTTCGATTGCTTGGAAAAAAACATGTCAAAATTCGTTGTAGCTGAGGTTGAAAAGATGTATTATTTCTCCCGATCAAGGGATATCCCTATTTTTGTGTCTTGGTAGACACATTGGCTAGGGAAACCAAGAACTGAGCCTTTTACTCTGTTCTGTAATAATGAATATTCTCACATAGGGTACTATCTCGTACAAAAACTCTCACGCCTTTCGGTGAAACAACCAATTTCATTCTCCATGGATCATTACTCCACTTCGGGTTGTATCGGTGAGTTTAGTACGCATATAATACGCCAGCAATCTGCTATTCTATGCTACCTTCTTCAATATGGTTTCGGACCAAATATACAAAATAAATAAACGTCAATATAAAAAGATTTTTATGGGTTTTTGGGTCCTTATGTAAATTTTTTCCTTTTGAAAGAAAAATGTAAAACATATAAAGGGGGATGGTTTTGAAGTTTAAAGCCTATTCAAACCATTGAAAATTTAGGCATCGAAATAACCACGTTGTGAAACGTAGAGTTAGCCGAGTAATGCGTTCTGCTTACCAGAATGCGGATATCACAATAATGAAACAAAGATATCACTGCAAGGGCACGCTCTTTCGAGCGCGCGCAAACAGCAAGTCCTTATCTGACTAAGGCAAG